GATCATGGTTCGCATACCTTGCGGCTCAAGGCTCATAGCTTGGTCTGTTCCCTTCATCGAGCGATTGAGGTTAAAATGCTTCTCGATCATGCGGGCGCCGAGCGCATAGGCTACCGGAGCCATCGCAATGCCGGTGTCGTGTGCCGACCAGCCGATGTTGTAATCGGGATAGTCGGCCTTCAACATTGGTATGCAGCGAAGGTTGAGCTCGTTATAACTAGCCGGATAACCGGAGGTGCAATGCAAGATCCAATCCGGGTCGCACGCCTCGACGGCCGCCTTGATATCGGCATCAGTTCCGCCGCCGGTGCTGATGATGACTTCCCAGTCGGTCCCGTCTGAAACCCAAGCAAGCAATGAAAGATTGGTCAGATCGCCGCTCGCGATCTTCACCATCGACATTTCAAGATCAGCCAAGAACTCAGCCGATGGAATGTCGAAGGCGGTGGCAAAGAACTCAATTCCGATCGTGTCGGCGTAGTCCTGAAGCTGCTTGTATTGCTCCAGGTCGAACTCTAGCGCCTCACGGTGCTCGCCGTAGGTCACCCCAAAGGCGTTTTCAGAGTTGTAGGGGGCGTTATAGAACTCAGGACTATAGAGCGTCTTGTTATCGCGCTTTTGCAGCTTGACCGCGTCACACCCGGCCCATTTGGCCGCGTCGAACATCTCTTTGCAAAGATCGAGATTGCCTTGATGGTTGTGGCCTATCTCGGCAACGACGTAACAACTCAACGCGGGGGACCCAATATTTTATCTTGCCACGCCTCGAACTCTGCCATCACACGCTGATAGTCGGCGTAATCCGCTTCGCTTAATTGTAGAGTGTCTTTAGGGCACTCTTCAGCAAGGCGTGCGTAAAAATCGTCTCCGCGCGTGTCTTTTAGTGTTAGGAACGGAAAGTCAGACTCCGATATGAAGAGGGTTATCATTCGGCCTCCGAGGGAAAGAGAGGGCTTAGAACCTGCCTACCGCAACGACAGAAACGGAAGTTCCGGTTGTTATGTTGAACCCCTTGGTCGAATCGCAGATTGCGTCGATAATGATGGTCTGCGCCAGTTCGGCCGCAACGGTAGCGTTCCAGCCATGCACGACGAGTGAGGTAGTACCGTCGAACAGCGTCACCTGACCGGGGGCTGCCGTGGAAGCGGCGGTGATAATCAGGTGAGAGATGTAATCCCGGCCCACAATCTGGTCGCCGGGGGTGCTTATCTGTACCGTGGTCTGGCCGGCCGCGACCTTTGCGTATTTACTGTTCTTGAGAGCTCTACCGCTCCCATCGGGCATGTTAGGCATTGCCGAAAATCTCCTCCCATCGGGCCTTGCTGATATGCCCGTAAGTGAATCTCTTGCTGCAAAGGTCGGAGCGGTCGATTCCGCTCCATTTGTCTAAGGGAACATTCTCGGGAATGTTCGGCCGCGGCATGTCGGGGTGCATGTTCATCCCCCCCTGCGGTCTTGATTGGAACTCAGGCGCGATCGGCTTTCCCATCAATACGCCTGCCAGTCCCCAGCCGGCTCGAAGTGGTTGGGCTGAACGTAATCCTTAAACGTCTTGCTCTTTTCCGTGGTAGGCTTGGTGCGGATGTAAGGTCGGCTCATGCAGGCATAGCGCCATTCGTCGGCACAATGGTCGTCACTATCCGTCATCAAGTCTTCCGGCTTGTCCGGGTCGTGCTGTAGGACCGGGATGGTGCGGATTGAGTCGTGACAGGTATCGAAGCAATAGATCATGGGGTTGCCATCGGCATCCCCGAGCAGGCGCTGGCGCATCATGTCCCAGCCGCCCATTGCCCCGTGACGCCCTACCCGCTTATTGTCGGCCTCGCGGAAGTAAACCCCCTCCCTCGCCATACGTTCGGCATGGGAAGGGCCGCCATCTTCCTTGAAGGCCGATGGGTCCAACACGCCCCTGATGGAATGCTCTGCGGTTGTCTCCCGCTTTAAGATCCCTTGGGCGATTTCTTCAGCCGTTAGTTTAAGACCCGTGTTTGGCGCGGATGCCGTATACCATTCTCGATATCGGACAAGAGCCCCTCTTGGAATACGGCTAGTTCCAGAGCTTCCTCTAACGACATAGTCATCACTGGCAACCGCCCACCAGCCGATGGACGAGGGTCGAGCGGAACCCCAGTCCATGGATCGAAAGCGAAACCAATCTTCCGGAATAGAAAACGGAGAAAGGACATGCTTGGTTTGACTCCAGCAATCGAAGAAAGCACCCTCTACTGCGTCCCAGTCGCCCTCTAACATCGCCTTGACCAGCTGGGGCGAGCCGATCATCTGTAGGCCGGCGATATAGTCGGCCCCGAGGTACTTGTTATCCGTCACCTTGGAGGGGATAAAGCACCAGGTGCGTTTGAGGGTGGACTTGTCGAACGGGTTAAGAAACTCCCGCTCCATGATCTGATAGCCCTTAGGGGCCGGGTCGATATAACGGGTTTTCAGCCAGTGCTGCCCCGGCCCGCCAGGGTTTCCGGTCATAATGAGCCGGGTGGGGACGCCCGTGCCAGACCGGACGCAGGCAATCAGCTTAAGAATCGGTTTTTCGGAAGGAAAAGTCCCGGCTTCTTCGACATAGAGCCTTGTAACGCTTCGACCTTGGTAGCGATCTGCGTCGCTATCTTGTTCGAGATATATAAACTGAAGTCTGGCCCCATTAGGAAAACGCCAGAGGGCATCAGTTTGATTAAACTTGGCTCCCAGTCGAGTGTAAATTTGTCGGGAACGTTCAATTGTATCGAGGAGCTCGGTTCGGGTGCGTCTAACAACAAGTCCGGATGCACCTTCTCCGTATTTTTGAGCGTGGCCAATGAACTCTCCTAACACCGCGTCGGTCTTGCCCCCTCCGCGGGCTCCCCCGAAGAATACCTCCCAAGCAGGACAGGAGATAAGCGCGGTCTGAGGGCCTTCCTGCGGGGTCCAAACAATGAGGTTGGGGTCGAACTTAGCTTTTTTCGGAATCGGATAACGTCTCTTTAGGTACTTGGGGCCCCTGGCGCTCTAGACGAAGACTGAGCCACGCCAATTGCCACGCCCGGATAGCAACCTTGTAGGGAGCGGCGAACCATTCACCGTGCACCCGATAAGGCTCTAGTAAATCGTGAATGCGCCGTTCCATAGCCTCAGCGGGAATGCCCGAAGGGTCTATGTCGGTAAATCCCTCAACACTAATCCGGCAATGGTTGCCCGTCTGAAGCGTGCTCAGCCTGCCTAGTGGGTTTTTAGCAATGCCAATCTTCACATGCCCATCTGGAACCCTGAGCATGTAAACGCTTCTATTTGCCGTAACTACCGCCCCCTCTGGGGTAAAAAACTGTTCTTCCATTGCCCGCCTTTCAACTCTAGGTAGGTAAAAAGCCGGGATCTGGAGCACTTATTGGGGTCATATGCACGTAACAGTATATGTTTTTTGTGGGAATGTGAGGGGACTGCTGGGGCATAAGGATGCTTTCACATACGCGAGGAAGCGGTGCGTCAAGCATGCTTTCGCCCCTCCCCTCCCGGTAGTCTAAGCATGCTTTCCATAATCTTGCTTATGCGAATGGAATAGCCTAAGCCCCTGATTATGCTATCAGTTCGGCTTGGGCTTGAACGCCTCTTGCCACTCCTCGCTGTCCTCGATAGTGGCTGGCAGGACGGCAAAGGGCTGGGCGTCCATGGCGATCTCGGCTTGCTGCAAGGGCTTTCCGTCGAGCCGGTCAGCCAGGCAATTGATAGCGTGCATGTCTCCGTCAGTAGCCTTGGCCAGCAAGGCTTTGGCGATGCCTCGGAGCACCTTGTGGTTGGCACCGGCCGCGGCAATCTCCATCCGCAAAGCGTCAGCAAAGGGCTTATCCGACTGTCTCCCTTTGGGATTACCTGATTGTCCTTTAACCCAAGCCATATTTCTAGCAGTCCTAAATTATTGCCGTGGCGAGGCAATGTTGCCTTGCCACTTCCTCGATCTTGTGACGGTCTACGGATGACATGTGTTCCCTGGTATCGAGCTTGGTTAGTAGCCTTGCAGCTCTTACTCGTGTGTTGACCCTGGCCTCAATTGCCTCTCGGGCTTCATCAAGAAAAACGTCGAACCATTCACCCTTGACCCTGCGGTGTTCTAGGGCCTTGTGTACCGATCTCTCAATGAGCCGGGCTTCATGCTTCGAGAGCCCGTTGATAGAGTAATACTCGTAGAGCTCTTCGTGGTTACCCGTTTGCAGGCTTGCGAGGCGAGAGTTGATGGTTTTGGCAATACCTATCTTGAGCGGCTTGGCTTTTTCGCCGCCGAT